CCTTACCGGCGTTAATTACGTAGCTTAACTAAGGAGAATAAAACATGGCTATTTCACGTGCACAGCTCCTAAAAGAGCTATTACCAGGACTTAACGCACTATTCGGTTTAGAGTACAAGCGTTATGGCGAAGAACATAAAGAAGTTTATGAAACAGAGACTTCAGAGCGTTCATTCGAAGAAGAAACAAAACTTTCAGGTTTCTCAGCAGCACCAGTCAAAAACGAAGGCACAGCAATCGCTTATGACAATGCTCAAGAAGCTTGGACTGCTCGATACAATCATCAAACTATTGCTCTTGGTTTCTCTCTAACAGAAGAAGCTGTAGAAGATAACTTGTATGATACATTATCAGCTCGTTACACAAAGGCTTTAGCTCGCGCTATGGCATACACAAAACAAGTTAAAGCAGCTGCAGTATTAAACAATGGCTTCAACACTTCTGGTTCTTACAACGGCGGTGATGGTGTTTCATTATTTAACACAGCTCACCCACTTGTTTCAGGCGGTACAAACAGCAACACTCAATCAACTCCAACAGACTTGAACGAAACAGCACTAGAAAACGCTGTTATTCAAATTGCTGCATGGACAGATGAGCGTGGCCTATTGATCGCTGCTCAACCACGTAAGTTAGTAGTTCCACCAGGTAATCAATTCGTTGCAACTCGTTTGCTCGAAACTGAACTTCGTGTTTCTACAGCTGACAACGACATCAACGCTATTAAGAATAATGGTTCAATCCCAGAAGGTTACACAATTAACCACTTCTTAACAGATCCAGATGCGTACTTCTTAACAACTGATGTACCTAACGGCATGAAACACTTTGTGCGTACTCCGTTATCAACATCTATGGATGGCGACTTCGATACAGGTAACGTTCGTTACAAGGCTCGTGAGCGTTATTCATTCGGTTGGTCTGATCCTCTCGGTATGTGGGGTTCACCAGGCGCTGCTTAATTGCACACTTGGTTTTAATGTACTAGGATTAACCCTGCTTCGGCGGGGTTTTTCTTTGCCTGCTATTCATGATTTTCTCTATTTCACAGGCAAAATAAAAGCGTAATATGTGAAGCATACACACGGTGTGTATAAAATTTTAGGAGAACTACTATGTGGACAAAACCAGCTGCAACAGAAATGAGATTTGGCTTTGAGATTACGATGTACGTGTTAAATAAGTAATGGTCATCGTAACAGACTGCTATTAAATTAAGGGGCTTCGGCCCCTTTTTTGTGTTATAATGCTTTGAACTTAGGAGCCGTTATGCCACTCAAAGACGAAGCAGCACGTAAGGCCTACATGAAAAAGTACCATGCAAAGTGGTATGAGAAACATAAAGAAAAACGTCTTATACAAATAGCAGAACATGCAGCAAGTAAGCCAAAAGAGTGGATACAAGCTAAAGGCCGTAAACACCATCTCAAAAGACGATACAATATTACCCCCGAAGAATATGAAACTAAGTTAGCAACCCAAGAGTATAAGTGCGCATTATGTGGTAAAGATGCATCAGACAATAAAAGAGGAGGTAAATTAGACCCCTTACATATAGATCATTGTCACGTAACAAATAAACTTAGAGATCTTCTATGTCACCAATGTAATTCAGGGTTAGGACACTTTAAAGATAATATAGAGATACTTCAAAAAGCCATAGATTATCTACGTAAACACATGCTATAATGCTTGCAAATAGTATCAATTCAGGTATTATTTGGGAATCCGGGTTACCCGGCTTATCAGACTGTCCCGGCAGACGCATACAAGACGGATAAGCTTAACTTTGTATGAAGGAAAAATATTATGGCAATAACTACATTTAGCGGCCCAGTCCGATCACTCGCCGGTTTTATTACAGGTACAGATGGTGTTTCAACAGTTACAGCATCAACATTAGCAGTAACAGCAGCAGACTATAATGGTCAAACAATCAATTTATCACGTGCAGCAGGTATTGCAGTAACTCTACCAGCAGCTACAGGTTCAAACGCTGTTTACACATTTGTAATTACAACAGCAGTTACATCTAATAACTATGTTATTCAAGTTGCTAATGCAACAGATACTATGAATGGTTTAGCTTCAGTAGGTGGAACTACAGCTTCTGTATTTGGTACATTACCAGCTTCTGACACAATCACTATGAACGGTACAACAACAGGCGGTTTAGTTGGTTCTTATGTTCAAATTACTGATATTGCATCAGGTGAATATTTAGTATCTGCAGCTCTAGTAGGTTCTGGTACTCCAGCTACACCATTCAGCGCAGCTGTAAGTTAATTAATCACTTGGGGGCACTTAGCCCCCTTACTAAAATAAAGGAGATTAATTATGGCAATGCAATATGATGTACAAAGTGCACACACAAATGTCAGCGCTAAGATGGTCGTAGGACGCACTAGAGTTAAAGGCATTGTTTTAGGCGGTGCAGCAGGTACTTTAAATCTATGGGATGCAACTCAAGCACCAACGGCAGTTACCTATGCTAGAAGCGCTGCCGGCGTTATTACAATTACACACAATGCTCACGGCTTTGTAGCTGGGCAAAAAATCGGTTTAACATTTGCTGCGGGTACAGGCGGTACAGCTACTAATGGCAACTATGTAATTCTTACAGCTGCTACTAACACATATACAGTTCAAGATATTAATACAGGCGCTATCACTGCTGGTGCAGCTGCTAACGAAAATACTCGTTGGTTGTTCTCAGTGGATAATGCAGATACTGTTCCATATAATATTATTGTTCCTGGTGAAGGCATGTTAGCTGAGAATGGCGTTTACGCACAGTTAGCTAGTATCCCTAACGTAGAAATATTCTATGGCTAGTAAGAAAAAAGGTCCTAGCTTAGCAATCGGACGTGGTGAGAAGCTTCCTGTATCGAAAGGTGCAGGGCTTACCGCTAAAGGCCGCGCTAAATATAATGCAGCTACAGGCTCAAACTTAAAAGCTCCTCAGCCACAAGGTGGTGCTCGTAAGAAGTCATTTTGTGCAAGGATGTCAGGTATGCCCGGTCCTATGAAAGATGAAAAAGGTAGACCTACTCGCAAGGCTGCTTCTTTAAAAAGGTGGAAATGTTAATGACAAAATATTTTGAAAACATAGATGAACATACTAAACATTTAATAGATGGGGTTTCGGTGGCAACAGTTATGGGTACATTAATGAGCTGGTTACCAGCAGTTGCAGCACTCTTTACTATTATATGGACTGCTATTCGTATTTATGAAACTAAAACTGTGCAAGGCTGGTTAAAAAAAGGTAAGTAATATGAAATCTTTTATAGACAGAGTATTTAAATCAAAGCAACAAAAGCAAAAGGAATTATTAGATGAAATCACTCATAAAGAAGTTAAAGACCAAGCTACAGAAGCTATTGTCGAAGCTATCATTAAAGAAGTAAAAAAAGAAGAAGTAGTTAAGCCTAAAAAACCTAATCACTTCCCAGATTGTAATTGTTTTAAATGTTTAAGATGGAAACAAAATGCCTAGTCAATCTAAGAAGCAACATAATTTAATGGCAGCTGTAGCTAAAAACCCTGCGTTTGCTAAGAAGGTCGGTATTAAAAAATCAGTCGGCGAAGAATTTCTTCAAGCGGACAAAGGTCGTAAATTTAAAGGAGGCGGTATGATGGACAAGAAAGATTTAGCACAAGATAAAAAAGTAGTTAAAAAAGCAGTTAAGATGCATGACGATCAATTGCACGGCGGCAAGAAAACAAATCTAACTAAGCTTAAAAAAGGTGGTATGGCTAAAGGTTGCGGTTATGCTAAAGGCGGCGGTATCGAGAAAAAAGGTAAAACAAAAGGAAGGATGATTTAATCATGGGATTATTTAGTAAAAGATCAGCAACAGCAACAGCATCACCAGACGGAAGCGTCCCTGCAGAGGGGAAGGGAAGTTTTTTAAGCGGAGTAATGAGAGACGCTATTGGACAAATAAAAGCTCAAGGCGGATTTGGTTCTGGAATGGGTAGTACTCCTGGAACTAAAGTTGCTATTGATTTAGTCGATGATAAATTTGAAGGTAAGGGTATGAAAAAAGGTGGCAAAGTAAAAGCATCTTCAGCTTCTAAACGTGCAGATGGCTGTGCAATGCGCGGTAAAACTAAAGGAAGGATTTGCTAATCATGGCTATAGTTGAAAAAATGAAAAAGTTTGTTAGAGACATTACGCCTCCATCAAAAGAACAAAAAGCTAAAATTGAAGAAAAGCAAATGAAAATGGAAGAAATGAAAGATCCAGAAGCTTATCGTAAAAATAAAGCTATGTATGATGTAAGTACAGAAGTTAAAAAGTTTGATGAGAACTACAAAAAAGGTGGTATGGTTAAATCTTCAGCTTCTAAACGTGCTGATGGTATTGCTACAAAAGGTAAAACAAAAGGAAAAATCTGCTAATGAGACCTTCACGTGGTATGGGTGCTATAAAGAAAACTAAGATTCCTAGTGCTACTGAGAATACTATGCCTAAAGGCGTCGTTAAAAAACGTCGTGACAACACGGACTTTACTCAGTATAAAAAAGGTGGCATGATTAAATCAATAGATAAGTTAGATAAACAAAAATTAGACTCGACTCGTATTGGTAAAAAAGAAGGTGGACCTGTAGGACTTTATGCAAATATAAATGCTCGTAAAAAAGCAGGTACTTCAAGACCAAAATCGAAGTCTACAATATCATCTAAAGCTTATGCAAATATGAAAGCAGGATTTCCTAAAGGGAAAAAATAATGGTAGATAGAACCACAGGACAGACAAGTTTTAATTTAGATTTAAATAATCTAGTTGAAGATGCATTTGAACGATGTGGACAAGAGTTGCGTACTGGATATGACCTACGCACTGCACGCCGTTCTTTAAACTTGATGACGATTGAGTGGGCTAACCGTGGTATTAACTTATGGACTGTAGAGCCTGGTCAGATTAGTTTAGAACAAGGTCGTATTATGTATCCGTTGCCTGTAGACACGATTGACCTACTTGATATGGTGACGCGTACTGGAACAGGATCAAACCAACAAGACATTAATATTAACCGTATTAGTGAATCAACCTACATTACGATACCAAATAAAAATGCAACAGGTCGTCCTATCCAAGTATGGATCAATAGACAAAGTGGCCAAGAGAACCCTACTACAATACTTACAGCTGAAGCATTAGATGCGACAGAAACAACGATTACTTTAACAACAACTGTAGGTTTAGCACAATTTGGTTTTATTAAAGTAGACAACGAGACTATTCAGTATGGTGGTATTAGTGGCAATGATTTGACTGGATGTATACGTGGTGTATACAATACTACCGCTGCAACTCACTTAACAGCATCTAAAGTCTATGTGCAAAATCTTCCAACAGTCAATGTATGGCCAGCACCAGATCAAAGTAATTTCTATCAGTTTGTTTATTACAGATTAAGACGTATACAAGATGCAGGTAACGGTGTCACTGTAGAAGACATTCCATTTAGATTTATTCCTTGCATGGTTGCAGGGTTAGCTGCTTATTTAAGTATGAAATTACCTAATGTTATGCCTGATAGAATTGCCATGCTAAGAGCAGACTACGAATCAGCGTTTCAACTAGCAGCAGATGAGGATAGAGAAAAAGCAAGTGTGAGGTTTGTACCTCGTGAAATGTTTTACCACGGGTAATTAAATGCCAATTAAATACGCTAGTGCCAAGAATTCCATATCCCAATGTGATCGATGTGGATTTAGATTTAAACTAACGCAATTAAAACGCTTAGTTATAAAGACAAAAAATGTTAATATACTCGTATGCCCAGAATGTTGGGAACCGGATCAACCACAGTTAAGCTTAGGCCTATACCCAGTTAATGATCCGCAAGCAGTGCGAAATCCAAGACCCGACAGTCCTAGTTATTATCAGGCAGGTTTAAATGGATTACAAACAGTAGAAGTGACAGGACCATTACAAACTGAAACAGGTGTACCTACACTAGGTAGTAGAATTATACAATGGGGTTGGAACCCTGTAGGTGGGTCAAGACTAAACGATGCTGGATTAACGCCAAATGATCTAGTAGGTATAGGTAACGTAGGCACAGTAACAGTAACAACAACTTAAGGAGAAGTAACATGGCATATAAATCAGGAGCTGATGGTATTACTAAACAAGGTAAAACTAAAGGTAAAAATTTAGGCAATGACGGCGCTAAAGTAGGTATCGAAAAAGGCCCTAAACATGCAGGTTCTAAAGGCGGTAAAAAGAACATTGACATGAAAACTATGGGTCGCGGTATGGCTAAAGTTGCAGCACAGAAAAAAGGATAATTATCATGGCAGAATATAAACAACCAATCGTTGTACCTAATGCAGATATTAGTTTTAGCCAAGACCCTAACAAGTTAAAAGCTCAAGACTTAAATCAAGGTACAGCTAGACAACGTGTAAGTGCAGGGGACCCAGGTTCTAACAAAATGAATAGACACGGTGAAACACAAATTCGTGGTTGCGGAGCAGCAACTAAGGGTACTAAAGCTAGAGGCCCAATGGCGTAATAAATGAATTACAGTCAGCTCGTAGCACAGATACAGGATTACACGGAAAATCAGTTTACTACTACGGTAATAAATACGTTTATTACTCAAGCTGAACAGAGGATCTATAATACAGTCCAATTACCAGCGTTACGTAAAAATGTAACAGGTACAACTACGTCTGGAAATAAGTATTTAGCTATACCTACGGGTTGGTTATCTACATTTAGCTTAGCTGTAATTAATGCAAATAATGAATACTTGTATCTTTTAAATAAGGACGTGAACTTTATTAGACAATCATTTCCTGATACAGATTCAGATTTTTATGGTGTGCCTGAGTATTACGCAGTGTTTGACCAAAACACATTTATTATGGGGCCAACACCTGATGCCAGTTATGCAGTAGAGTTACATTATTTTTACTATCCTGAATCAATTACAACTGTGGCAGGTGGTACAACTTGGTTAGGTGATAACTTTAGTTCAGTTCTTTTATATGGTTCTTTACTAGAAGCTTACACTTATATGAAGGGCGAAAAAGACGTACTTGATAATTATAGAGTTAGATATGACGAAGCAATGCTTCTATTGAAACAACTTGCAGACGGCAAAGATAGACAAGATGCATATAGATCAGGTCAAGTAAGGTATCCAGTTCAATGATTTTAGGACAAGCACAGACCACGACGTTTAAACTAAATCTATTAAAAGGTTTAGAGAATTTTTTTACAGGTTCACCTTATACATATAAAATTGCTTTGTATGATGCAACGGCTACTATTAATAGCGAAACAACGGCATATACAACAACTAACGAAATTACAGGTACGGGCTATACTGCAGGGGGATTAACATTAACTCCTACGGTTGGTAGTGATACTAGTAATAACACGGCTTATGTAACATTTGCCAATGTAACTTGGAGTCCTGCAAATTTTGCTGCAGCAGGCGCCTTGATATATAATAGCACTACAAACGCATCAGTCGCAGTATTAAGCTTTGGTGGGGTAAAAACAGCCACTACAACATTTACAATAGAATTTCCAGCAGCTACCTCAACCACTGCTGTATTACGAATTAATTAAGGAGTCAATTATGAATCAAAGAGAACAAGGCGGATTTGGCGATCACGCTAGCATCGTTTTAAATGCTGGTGCACAAGCTAATGAAACTGTAGGTATTGAAGGTATTTACAAAGTTGAATGCCGTGATAAAGATGGTAATTTAAAATGGGAAGAATCATTTCCTAATCTAGTAGTTGCAGTTGGTAAACAACTCTTATTAGACACTTTATTAAAAGGCGTTAGTTACTCAGTAGTTGGCCCGTTTTTAGGTCTTACAAGTGCATCTTTAACACCGGCAGCTACAGATACTATGGCTACTATTGTCCCATCTTCTGAATTTATTAATTACACAGTAGGTGGTTCAGCAGTACGTGGTACAGCAGTATTTGCTTCAGCGACGTCTACAGGTACAACACCAACAAACGTAACTACATCAACAGCCACTGCGATTACATATACAATTACAGGTGCAGGTGGTACAGTTTATGGATGTTTCTTAGTTACAGGTACTGGCGCATCAAGTGCTCAAGGTAATACAGGCGGTACATTGTACAGCGTAGGTAACTTTGCAACTGCTAAAATTACAACAGCAGGTGATACAGTAAGCGTTACATATTCAGCAACTGCTACAAGCTAAAGGAGCTTAAATGGCTCTTGTAGTCAAGGATCGGGTACAGGAAAACTCCACGACTAGTGGTACCGGCACACTCACGCTCTCAGGGGCAGTGCCTGGGTTTCAATCCTTTGCTGTTATTGGTAATGGCAATACTACTTTCTATACTATCTATGATAACGTAGCTCAGGTATGGGAAGTAGGTATTGGTACTTATACTTCTTCAGGTACTACTTTATCTAGAGATACGGTACTATCAAACTCATCTGGTACTACTTCACCTATTAGTTTAGCTGGCAATACCGTTTCCGTATTTGTCACTTATCCTGCAGAAAAATCAGTCAATCTAAATGCATCAGGTAATGTAAGTCCATTAGGTACTGTTAGTTCTGGTACATGGAATGGTTCTACTATCGGTGTAGCATATGGCGGTACAGGTGTTACAACATCATCTGGCGCTAACTCAGTAGTTTTAAGAGACGCTAATCAGAATATAAACGTTAATAGAGTTAATCAAGCTAACACAAGTACTACAGCAGCTGGAGGTACCACAGCACTGACCACAGCATCAAGTTACATACATTCTCTTGTAGGTACTGGCGGACAAACATATACATTACCTGATGCAACTACTCTAACTACTGGCGTAGCGTTCATATTCAATAACCTTGCTACAGGCACTTTAACAATTCAAGATTATGCTACTGCTACGATTGGAACAATTCCAGCGGGTGGAGCAGGTGCTGTATTTTTAACCAACAACGCTACAGTTGGCGGTACATGGGACTTACATAGCTACCTTCCAGAAGGCGTGACCTTCGGCACCAATGCGTTTAATCTCGGATCTGCAGTTATTACAGGTGGTACTTGGAATGGTGGAACGATTGGTACAGCTTACGGTGGCACAGGGTTAACTTCTTTCTCTGCAGCTAACTACGCTCTATATTCAACATCATCAAGTGCATTAACAGCAGGTACATTACCTGTTGCAGCGGGTGGTACAAATGTTACTTCATTTACAGCGAATGGCATTGTTTATGGTAATGGTACATCTGCATTAGGTGTTACAGCGGCGGGAACTACAGGACAAGTCTTAGTAGGAAATACAGGATCTGCTCCAACATGGGGAACTATTTCTAGTTCACTAGTAAGTTCATTCCAAACATCATTAAGCGGATTAACACCAAGTACAGCTACGACTGGTGCTGTAACTTTAGCAGGCACATTAGGTGCTACATCAGGCGGTACAGGTATTTCTAGTTATGCGGTGGGTGACCTGTTATTTGCAAATACCACAACTTCTTTAGATAGACTGACAGTCGGTGCAAACGGATATATTCTTGCTTCAAACGGTACGGCTCCAGGATGGATACCTAATACAGCATCTGGTGTTTCGTTTGTAGTAACAAATATTACTGCATCTGCTAGCCAAACAACCTTTACAGTTAGTTATACAGTAGGCCTAATAGAGGTTTATAGAAACGGTGTTAAATTAGCAATTGCTGACTATACAGCATCAAATGGTACTACGATTGTTTTAACTAACCCCGCTAATGCAGGAGATGTAATTGAAGTCGTAGCGTTTGGTTCAGTAAACACGGCAGCCGTAATTACAGCAGAAGACTTTAACGGTACAGGCTCTCAAACAGTATATACAATGTCTGTAACGCCAGCTAATTCAGCATCAGTCATTATAGCTATATCAGGTGTAGTTCAAGACCCAAGCACATATACAGTATCAGGAACTACCTTAACATTTTCAACAGCACCCCCAGCAGGTACTGACAATATCTCATGCCGTTACCTAGCTCTACCTACCACTACGACAGGAACAGGGGCTGTAATTAATGCAACTAATGGTATAATTATTAATAATCAAACTATCTCGGCTTCTTATACAATACCTGTAGGCAGTAATGCCATGAGTACGGGTCCTGTAACAGCGGCAAGTGGTGTAACCGTTACTGTCTCAGCAGGCAGTAGATATATTGTAATTTAAGGATAAAAAAATTGCCTTCACAAATAAATGCAAGTAATTCTGGTTTCGGTGGCATAGTCTCTACTGGAGATTCTAGCGGAGAATTACAACTTCAAGCAGCTGGTACTACAATTGCTAATATAACTGCAACTGGAATGGCTGTTACTGGCACTTTATCTGCTACTGGACGATTAAATTTACCTACATGGACAACAGCTACAAGACCATCAAGCCCATCAACAGGAACGACAGGTTATAATACAACTACATCTCAGATAGAAGTTTATAATGCTACATATAGCTCATGGGTTAATGCAGGATCTTCTGGAGTTACTTATTCTGCTACATATTTAGTAGTAGCTGGTGGAGGGGGTGGTGGAACAAATATTGGTGGTGGTGGCGGTGCTGGAGGATATTTAACTGGTACTACTAATTTATCAGTCGGAACAACATATACAGCTACTGTAGGTGCTGGTGGCGGAGCAACAACAACAGGAAGCAATTCTGTATTCTCATCAATCACTTCATCTGGTGGTGGAGGTGGCGGTAATTATGGAACAAATGGTAAAGCAGGGGGCTCCGGTGGCGGAGGTGGTGTAGATGGTGGTAGCGGAGCTGCTGGAACATCTGGTCAAGGATTTGCTGGCGGTAATGGCGTTGCATCTATATCTACAAACTTTCCATCTGGAGGTGGCGGCGGATCTTCTGCGGTAGGAGCTAATGGTACATCAAATGGTGCATCGGGTTCAGGCGGAGCAGGAACAGCAAACTCTATCACGGGATCATCTGTAACATATGCTGGAGGTGGCGGTGCTGGTGCGTACAATAATTCAGTAGGTAGCGGTGGATCTGGCGGTGGTGCTAATGGAAGCAACGGAGCAAGTGGAACTGGCGGATCTGGAACAGCTAATACAGGCGGTGGAGGTGGCGGTGGAGGCTACAGTAGTGGAGCAGGTGGAACTGGCGGTTCAGGTGTAGTTATTCTTTCAGTCCCCACGGCAAACTACACAGGTACAACAACTGGTTCACCTACAGTTACAACATCAGGTTCTAATACTATTATTAAATTTAACTCATCTGGCACATATACAGCATAGGATAAAACATGGCAAGCATAGTAGTCGCAGGAGATACATCAGGAACCGTAACCTTAGCTGCCCCAGCAGTATCAGGTACAACTACGCTCACCCTGCCTACAACAAGTGGGTCATTCGTAACTTCTGATTCATCTACAGGTGGTGCTTATATACCCGCAGGAACAACTGCGGAAAGACCTTCTAGTCCTGTAAATGGCATGACAAGATATAATACTAGTATTGGTCAAATAGAATATTGGAATGGATCAGCTTGGGCTGGAACTTATGCTACGCCTACTTATTCAGCATCTTATTTAATAGCAGCTGGTGGCGGTGGAGGAGGTTCAGGTCAGTCAGGTAGTTATTTTGGCGGTGGCGGTGGCGGTGGAGGATTATTAACTGGAACAACCACATTAACTTTAGGAACAACATATTCTTTTGTTGTTGGTGGAGGAGGAACCTATAATAATTCTACTGGTAGTGTAGGCACAAACGGTTCCAATTCTACTGGACTATCATTAACTGCTATTGGTGGTGGATATGGAGCTGCTAACACTGCTTCATCTTCAGGTGGTTCAGGCGGTGGTGGAAGTTTTAACTCCAACTCTGGTGCAGCGGGAACGGCTGGTCAAGGATTTAGAGGGGGTAATTATAGTGCTGGAGGACAAGGTGCTCCAGGCGGTGGTTCATCTGCTCAAGGTTCTGACTCTACTGTAATTGCAAACAATGGTACAACAAGTTCAATTACTGGAAGCTCTATTATGTACTCTAGTGGTGGAGATGGGACTCCTTCTGGAACTGGCGGTGGCACTAATAATGGATATGGTGGTAAAGGTGGAAATCCTGGAACTCCTGGAAATGCTGGTGGTTCAGGCGTGGTAATATTATCTGTTCCTACTATTAGATACACAGGTACAACTACAGGCTCACCAACAATTACAACCTCAGGCTCAAACACAATTATTACATTCACAGCATCAGGAAGCTACACAGCATAAGGATAAATAATGCCACTCTTACTTACAGGCGCAGCAGGTTCATCTACACTAGATAGTTCTACAGGGTTAGCTATTGCTACTTGGACAACTGCTACACGCCCCACAAGCCCGGTGACTGGACAGATTGGGTACAGCTTAACTTTTACAACTCTAGAAGTTTATAACGGTACAGGATGGGAAATTATTAATGGTGTTTGGACGACTGCAACAAGACCTACAACGCCTCCTACAGGAACAATAGGATACAATACAACGACAGGTCAAATAGAAGCTTATAATTCTACAACTGCAGTATGGGCTAATGCCGGGACTTCTGGGGTTACATATTCAGCATCTTATTTAATTGTTGCTGGTGGTGGTTCAGGTGGTAATCAGTTAGGATCATCAACCTATGCTTCAGCAGGGGGCGGTGCGGGGGGATTATTAACTGGCACATCAACATTAACTATAGGAACAACATATTCGTTTGTTGTTGGTGCAGGGGGCACAACACCAAGCATAGGTTCTAATTCTACAGGATTTAGTCTTACAGCAATTGGTGGTGGATGTGGCATACCTACAGGTGCAGCTTCAAAAAATGGAGGTTCTGGTGGAGGCGGTGGAGACCCTGTAGGTGCTGCAGACACAACAGGCGGAACAGGCACTGCAGGTCAAGGTAATGCTGGTGGTAATAACTCAGGAGGCCAAGGAACATCTGCAGGTGGGGGCGGAGCTGGTGCCGCAGGTTCTGGAACACAAGGTGGTGTTGGACTCTCAAACTCTATCACAGGCTCTTCAGTATTTTATGCTGGTGGAGGTTCAGGTACTACAGGTTCAACTGTAACTGGCGGAAATGGTGGTGGCGGAAATGGTGGCTTATTTGCCAACTCAACTGCTGGAACTGCTAATACTGGTGGGGGCGGTGGAGGTTCTCAAGGTCCAAGTGGGGGTTCTCAAGCGGGTAAAAATGGTGGTTCTGGAGTAGTTATTTTATCCGTACCCACAGCCAACTATACTGGTACAACCACAGGCTCACCAACAATTACAACATCAGGTTCAAATACTATTATTAAATTTAACTCATCTGGCAGTTATACAGCTTAATTTTTAAAGGAGAAAAACAATGTCACATTTTGCAAAAGTAGTAGACGGTAAAGTAACACAGGTCATCGTGGCTGAACCAGAATTTTTTGATACATTCGTAGATTCAAGTCCAGGTACTTGGCTACAAACAAGTTATAATACGTATGGCAATCAACACCCAGAAGGTAGACCTTTAAGAGGTAACTACGCAGGAATCGGGTTTACATACGATGCAGTAAACGATGTATTCTATGCCCCTAAACCATCAGACACAGCAGTGTTAAACGAAACAACATGGTTATGGGAAGATACAGAAGCTCAAGCACCAGAATTACCACAAGATCCACAAGGATAACTAAATGACATACGCAGTCAATGTAGCAACACTAGGTTCTAGCGGAGGAACGTCCATATCTACATGGACTACAGGAACTCGTCCATCTTTACCTTTAACAGGGCAGATTGGATATAACACAACTACAAGCTCACCAGAATATTATAACGGAAGTTCTTGGCAATCTATAACTACAACAGGAAAGTCTATTGCTATGTCAATAGTATTTGGAGGAAGTTAATATGGCAGCACCTAATATAGTCAATGTAACAACAATTACAGGAAAAACCACAGGAGCAGCTCTTACTACAAGTAGTGCAGATATTGTCACTAATTCAGCAGCTAGTGGTAAAGTATTTAAAATAAATGCTATTTATGTAGCTAACGTTGATGGTACAAGTAACGCTGACGCTACAGTATCTTTTTTTAATGCTGATAATACAACATCATATAAATTAGCTCATACGATTACAGTCCCTGCCGATGCAACATTAGACTTAATAAGCAAACATATTTATCTTGAAGAAGGTGACAAAATTACAGCTTTAGCCTCTGCTAATGGAGACTTAGAGATTGTTGTGTCTTATGAGGAAATAAATTAATGAAACGTCATAATGGCGGAATAGTGGGTAAATTTAATACCACTTCAACCTCTAGTGCAAAAGGTAGATTTTCTTTATCTGAAATACAAGAAGCTCTTTTAAACGGCACCTGGCCATTACAAGTTATTACTGCTGACTATTTAGTAGTTGCGGGTGGTGGTGGCGGTGGTGGGGATAACATTAATGGAACACAATCTGGTGGTGGTGGAGCAGGGGGGTTTTTAACTGGATCTTTAACATTATCTAGTACCACAGTTTATACCATTACTGTAGGTGCTGGTGGTGGTGGTGCTGGTGGTACTAATCGTGGTGGATCAGGATCAGATTCAGTATTAAGTGGAACAGGAATAACTACAGTCACATCTACAGGTGGTGGTGGGGGAGCGGGACGAAGTAATAATACTGGTATAAGTGGTGGTTCAGGTGGTGCATCAACTAATAATGGCTCTGCTGGATCAGGTACAGCTGGACAAGGTAATAATGGCGGTGTAGGTAACAGTGATGGTGGTGGCGGAGGTGGTGGCGCTGGCGCAGTTGGTGGTACTCCTAATGGAGGTAGTGGATTAGCATCTTCTATCACAGGCTCTTCAGTATTTTATGCTGGTGGTGGTGGAGGCAGATTAGGTACTTCTCCTTTTACAACAGGCACAGGTGGCGCAGGTGGTGGCGCTAATTATGGAGGCGGTGGCGGTGCGAATACTGGTGGCGGTGGTGGAGGTGGTGGTGGATCTGGTGGTGGATCTGGTGGTTCAGGAGTAGTTATTATTTCAATCCCTACATCAAAATATACAGGAACAACTACAGGAAGCCCTACTATAACAACTTCAGGTTCTAATACAATTATGACATTTACAGCTTCAGGCACATATACAGCATAAGGATAAATCATGCCATTAACACAAGTCCCACCAGCGCTTTTAACTTCCACTACAGGAACAGGATCAACTGTTGTACTAGGTACATCGCCTACGATTACTTCGCCTACTGTTACAGGCCAATTAAATTTTCCTGTGTGGACTACAGCTACACGCCCTGGAAGCCCAAGTATGGGAACCGTTGGATATAATACTACAACAGGTCAAATCGAAGTTTATAATACAGATTCTAATACATGGAAGAACGCAGGTACTTCTGGAGCTGGATATACCGTAGAATATTTTATTGTTGGTGGCGGAGCTGGTGGTGGGTTTGGTGTTTATGCATCAGGTGGTGGAGGTGGAGGTGGATATACAACAACTTCAAGCTTATTTATTTCAACAGGAGTTTCTTCAACTGTTACGGTAGGTGCTGGTGGAGCAGCTTACACTTCAGGGCAAGTTTCTTCTCTTGTATCTAGTGGGACAACTTATTCAGCTGCTGGAGGTGTAGGAGGAAATCTAGGTGCTGGTAACTACGCAGGGACAGCTGGTGGTTCTGGCGGTGGTGGTGGTAGTTATGCTGCTTATGGCGCTGCTGCTAATGGTGGTACTGATGGAAGCAATGGAGCATATAGTGCTTATGATAGCGGAGTAGGACAGGGAACTACAACTCGTTATTTTGCAACCGCTGGAGCAACTCTTTATTCTGGCGGTGGTGGTGGTGGAGCTAGTAATTATTCAGGTTCATCGGCTGCTGGTAGTGGCGGTTCGGGTGGTGGCGGTGGAGGCGGTGCAGCTGGTACAGGTACAGGAACTGCAGGAACTGCAAACACAGGTGGCGGTGGCGGTGGTGGCGGTGGTTCAGCAGGGGGCAGTGGTGGTACTGGAGGTGCTGGAGGATCAGGTATTGTTGTTATTCGCTACCCCGGTGCTCAAAGAGGTACAGGTGGTACAGTCACTTCAAGCGGTGGATACACATATCATACATTCACAACATCAGGTACATATACAGCATAATGTTTGGATACGCTGCCTTTGCTCAACCTACCTTTGCTTCCTTAGCGGGTAATGCGATTGTATTTTCTTTAGTTGAGAATATTGGGGTAGCCGATGCAAATAGCCAAGTCTGGAGCTTTACACAAAATGTTGCAGAGAATATTGAGGTTGGAGATTTAAATTCTCCCGCAGGTATTTTCATAGGTACACTAAATGAGAACATAGGATTAGCAGACGCAAGTACACAATTATCAACGTTCTTACAAAGTATCACAGAAGATGTTGCTGTTAACAATGTAGAAAATATAAGCGCTCAGTTTAGTGCATCAGACACAGAAAATATCGGAGTCCAAGAAGAAGCTATACCTTACTTTGCAGCGTTACAAAGCATTACAGAAAATGCAGATCTAAACGACGTTGAAACCATAGCTGCAAACTTTGTAGCTTCAGATACAGAAAATATAAACGTAGCCGATGATGCTACCGTGACTGCTCAATTCGCAGTATCTAGAACTGAGAATATAAACCTAGCTGACTTAAATAATATCACTGCTAACTTTAGTGTCACAAGGGCAGAAGACATTACGCTAGATGATTTAAAAACAATTATCTCTATATTTACGTTTGATATTACAGAGAACGTTAACGTGGCTGATGCCAACATCACATCAGCTAACTTTGTACAAAGTATCGCAGAAAACGTCAGCCCTGCAGACTCTTATGTTGTGGTGGCTAATTTTGCTACTTCTATTACAGAGGCTATTACGCTACTTGATGATTTATGCTATAACGGCTGGTTTAAGATTGATGATTCACAAACTGCAGCTTGGGCTGCTATTGGACCTGCACCTGCTGGGGTCTGGGTAGATGTGAACGATGCTCAAACACCAAGTTGGGGCGCAATTGATACATCACAGCCTTGTAAATAAGATATAATACGGATAACTAAAATAAAGGAATTATTATGGCAAGTACCTATTCACCACTTAAAATAGAGCTTATTGGAACAGGCGACCAATCGGGTACCTGGGGGGTCACTACAAACACTAATTTAGGCACAGCAATTGAAGAGGCTATCACAGGAACGGCCGATGTTACATTCTCAAGTGCTGACGTTACTTTAACCCTTACTAATACTAATACAACCCAAACTGCTCGTAACCTACGTCTAAACTTAGTAGGTACAGTAGGCGCTGCCCAAAACCTAATTGTACCTAGTATTGAAAAGCAATACATTGTTAATAATACTTTAGGTTATGACATCACAGTTAAGAACTCAACCGGTACAGGTGTGGCTGTGCCTGCAGGCAAATCCATGATTGTGTTTAATACAGGATCAAACGTGGTTGAAACAGTAACAGCTCTAGCTACAGGCACAGTGATCCCCGTTGCAAACGGTGGTACAGGCGCTTCTACTGCATCTCTTACATCGTTCAATAATATTACAGGCTATACAGCGTCCGGTGCTACGGGTACTACGAGTTCTAACTTAGTATTCTCAGCTTCCCCTACTCTAACAGGTACGCCTCTAGCACCTACAGCGGCCCCTGGTACTAACACTACTCAAGTTGCAACCACTGCGTTTGTAGGAGCCGCGGTCACTGCAGCCACAGGTTCTTTAGGAACAATGTCTACACAAAATGCTAGTGCTGTTGCAATTACAGGAGGCACTATTACGGGCACTACAGTTAACACTGTAACAGTAGGATCAAATGCATCAGGAACTAAAACAATTTCAACAAGCACTCCAACCGGCGGTTCAGATGGAGATATTTGGTACCAAGTAACTTAATATAAAATGCCATTAGTTTATGTAAAACAATCCGGTGTTTGGAAAACAGTCCAACGCATCTACGTTAAAGATGGAGGAGCTTGGAAAAACCTTCAAGTAGGACTTGTTACGCAAAGTGGTATAGGCAAACAATTTTATCCAAATTCAGTAGGTCCAACAACTTATAGTACTGCAGGGTCTTATACTTACACAGTACCTGCTACAGTCACTTCTATTAGTGTGGCTGCCACAGGTGGCGGCGGTGCAGGGCAAGTATCATTTTTTAATGCAGGGTCATGGACTCAATCTAATGGCGCTGCAGGCAGTAGTTCTACAGTAACTAACGGCACTTGGACAATAACTTCTAATGGCGGTGGAGGTGGTTCATCTGGCGGAACAGGTGGTACTGTATCTATATCAGGTGCCTCATCTACTACACTTAATCAAACAGGTGGAAGTAAGTCAGGTGGTACTGGCGGTAGTTCATATTATGGTTCAGGTTCCGCACAAGGTGGAAGTTTTTCAAAACCTGCTACACCAAATTCTGGAGCAGGGGGCGGTGCTGGATTCCAAAATGATGGACCTCAAAACTATGGTGGCTCAGGTGGTGGTACAGGGATTGCAGTTTTTGCAGTAACACCCGGTCAAACCATTAATATTACAGTAGGTGCAGGTGCTACAGGTGCCAATGTTGATTATAACAAAGGTAGTAGTTTTGGCTCTTACGCAGGTAATGGCGGCACGGGTTTTGTATCTATTACACCAATAAATCCTAACGTTACTACATACTCTACTAATGGAACTTTCACAGTACCAATAGGCATAACATCTCTTACTATGACTGCGGTTGGTGGTTCTGGTGGTGGAGGTGGCGGAGGTACTGGAGCTGGACAGACAGGTAGTACATCTAGTAAAGATAGTAGAACAATTACTGTTACTCCCGGTGAAACACTTACTATATCTGTAGGTCAAGGGGGCCAAGGCGGCAGGTCAGGTATATCTAATTGCGGCAGTAATGGTATAAATTGGATTAACATTAATAATGATCCCGCACAAACAAGAGGACAAGGTGGTAGCGGGTATGTTAGTGGAGGTGCTGGAAGTGGCTCTGGATGCCCTAACTCATTTAATTCTACTGGTGGCTGGTCTGGTGGTGGCGGTGGATCAAGCGGATATGTATACTCAGGTGGAACAGTAACTGCGGGCGGTGGCGGTGGCGGTAATGGTGGTATAAATTATGGTGGTGGTAGCGGAACAGGTGGTACAGGCGGTAATTCAGGTACTGGTAATCAAGGTGCAACAGGGGTAACAGGTGGTGCTGGACAAGGTGCAACATTCTCTGGTGGATACGGAACTGATGGTTCAGCTGGATATGTAACTATCTCATGGTAAATTATAAAGAATCAGTCGAGTTTATTGATGCTCATAAGAATAAAGTAAGAGGCGTTATCATGACTACTTTAAGTTGCAAAGCTTGTGAACCTATTGTTAATATATTCAATGAGTCTACTATACCGTTTGTTGCATTAAACGCAGATTCAGATGATTTAATTTATAAGCCTCTTGGATATCCACAAACGTATTTGTTTTCTGAAAATAATAAATGTTATACAAGAGTAGATGTTTTTGATTCTAGAATGTTTTATGAGTGGTTAGATAAAATTAAGGATTGGGAAAAATCAGAATGAAAATTTTAATTGGCGTTTTAATTACACTTTGTTTACTTGTTTGCATACATCAAGCGCATGCAGATACAACCACGATTAACAACAAGGGGATGCCAGTTCCTTCTGCTATGGCACCTAGTATGTCTGCGTTTTCACAAGATGTTTGTGCAGTGCCTATTAGTGCAGCAGGTAATTTAGGCTTTATATCTTTGTCAGGTGGTACAGTATTACTTGATGAGAACTGTGTAAAAATTAAGTTAGCAAAAACATTAAATGACTTAGGACTTAAAGTGGCTGCCGTATCGGTGCTATGCCAAGATCCTAAAGTATGGGACGCTATGGAGATGAGTGGTTCACCTTGTCCTATGGGTGGTGCTGTAGGCTTTACAGCTAAGAAGGCATGGTATGAAAAAGATCCTGAGAAGTTTAGAAAATTATATGGTCCGAATTACACTCTTCCTACTGCTTCTAATACTAAGGAATAACGCATATGCTTGGTCCTGTTCTTTCTCAACTACGCCAGAAGGTTGGTACTTGGATGGATCAATGTCGTGCCAAGGTATTGCAACTGACATCGCTTTGCAACAACATTATTGTGGCTGGTACAATCCGGCTGACCCTTATTGTTCAGTATATCAAGTTCCAACTTGTAGCCCTCAAGTTGAATATAGAACTTTGTCTTGCCCAGTTAACCAGAGCGGTGCTATTAATGAAACTAGGTCTTATGAATGTTCTACACAAAATTGGACAGGTTGGACAACAACTTCTAATAACTGTACGCCAGATCCTCCAACGTGCATTGAATCTACTGAAACGAGGACACTAACATGTCAAGCTGGATTCGAAGGTTTATTACAAGAGCAAAGAACTTCGATATGTTCCGATCCATATGGTTCGCCAACTTGGACTGCTTGGTCGGAATTACTCAATACTTGCAAGATGACAGCAACGAACGTAAACAATGTAGCAAGTCCAGTGAGTCCGATAAGCCCGTTGAATCCGAACAGTGTGATCAACCAAGTCATCACTGCACCAATCATTCAACCAGAACCTGTAATTGTACAGGACATGACTGCATTGACAACGACAGTGACAGAAACACCAGCTACTTCGGTAGCCACAGTGCAAAGCACTTCAACGACAGCCTCAACGACAACGAGCAGCTCTACAGGAAGCTCAGTAACACCAAGTACTACGACGACGCAGGCTACCGTGAAAGCTCCAGAGGCACCGAAGGGTAAAGAAATAGTACCAGGTTTTGGCATTGTATTATCAATGCAGATTTTAAACGCAGGCTACAATATGCAGCAAGCGCAAATACAAGAGAATATAAAACTTATACAGGAACAAGATTATGAGCGACAACAAAACATATTCATTGAATTTATCGGCGCAAATGATACTGGGGATTATCTTATCCGTGCTAGTGCCAATAGGTGGCGCAGTATATTACGGGATAACCCTCTTCAACGATTTGACCTCGACGATTGAGGAAGTAAAAAAGATGAGCTCTGTTGAGACTCGCATTATAGTTTTAGAAGATAGATCACGTTCTACTGAGCGGCAACTAGTTGATGTGATGATGTCTAATAATCGCGCATTAGAAAAAGCAAACGAAGCTTATGGTCGTGCTATTGAAGCTAATAGTGTGGCTAAAGCTACGCAAGACAAAATTACAGATACAGTAACCAATGTAAAAGATGAAATGAAACAACTACGAAAGGCAATGGTAAACCCATTGAATAATTAATATGCTATCCATCCTCTCCTCGATTCTCGGCTTCGCCACTGCGGGGCTCCCAAACATACTAGGCTTCTTCCAACAAAAGGGAGATCAAAAACACGAACGTGAAATGGCTCAATTACAAAATGCCCAAGCATTACTTATGGCAGAAAAAGGTTTTGTAGCTCAAGAAAAAATAGCCGCTATTGAATTAGAAGGCACGTACGCAGAAACGTACGCTCAAGAACGTTCAGCTTTATATGATCACGATAAGAAATTAGTAGAAGGTGGTTCTCAAACAGTTAAGAACTGGAATGCTATGGTTAGACCTGTAGTAGCATTTATCTTTGTGGGTGAGTTAGTGCTTATTAATTTTGTGTCATTAGCTTGGGCTATGTATTCAGGTGTTGACTTTATTGTAGCTTCACAAGAAGTATTCTCTACTGATGAAATGGCTATCGTAGCATCTATTATAGGTTTCTACTTTGGTTCAAGAACTTGGGAAAAGAAATAAGTGAAAGTATCAGAACGTGCTATCAAACTTATTAAACATCATGAAGGCGTGCGTAATCGGCCCTACCGTTGTCCTGCTGGCCTGTTCACTGTGGGCGTGGGTCATCTTATTGGTGATGGTAAATCGTTGCCTGAATCTTGGAATAGAACTTTTACGGAAGCTGAAATAGATGGAATTCTTAAATCCGACCTACGTCGCTTCGAGTTGGGAGTACATAAGATGCTACCTAACGTGTCTCTTCGACAACATGAATTTGACGCTATTATTAGTTTTTGCTTCAATTTGGGCCTTGGATGCTTTCAAAGATCAACACTCCGTCAAGCGCTTCTACG